TCGCCCAGCATTTTTAAACTTGGCAGAATCTTTTCATTGGCAATGCCAAAATTAAGCAACAGCTCTGCGTTGCGTTGCAGATCCGCATTTTCAAATGGCGTGGCGGCGGCAAATTTGTTGATGTCATCGATCAGCTTGTTTGCCTTTTCGCGACTGCTTAAAAGCGTTTCAATTTTGATGCGGGTGGTTTCTAAATCCAAGCCGAGCCTGGCAATGCTTTTGATCCCATTAAAAACAGCCATGGCACCCAAGGCAATGCCTGCAGCTCCCGCCAAGTCTCGCAGTCCGCTGCCAGCAGCTCCAATGCGTTGGATCATGCTTTTAGGTGGCAGGTTTTCCAGTTTGGTAATGTTGCGCTGTGTTTTTCGCAACTCTATATTGATGCGACGCAGTCCTTTGACCGTGGTGGCAGTGCCTTGCTGTTGTGATAAGTTGTTAAGTTTGGCACGCATGCCGTCTAAATTCTTGGAACCGCTAAAAACTTTGTTTTGGAATTTCTGCTGCTGGGTGGTAAGTTTGGAATAGGTGGTGTTGGCTGTTTTGGAAATACCCATCAGCTTACTGGACATGAAGTCCTTTAAAAATACTGTATATCCGTAATTCGCCATCTAGCTAGCAGTTTTAATCGTTATAAAAAAGCGGAAGCAAGTTGTTAGCTTTTTGCTTCCGCTTTGCGTATGTGTTCGAGTTGGGCTATTTTTTCTGCCCACTGGGCGTCACTCAACTCGTTAGGGTCAATGCCTAAGTAATATTCAAGCAGCGTATTGGTATAGCCAATCGGGTTGGCTTGGGGATGACCTTTGGCACCCTTTATAGCTTTTTTACTTCCGCCTCTTTGATTTGGACAATTTCATCAATTTGAACAGCGGCTGCTAAAAACAAGCTGTCGTCGGTTTTGATCTCTTCATCGCCACCTAGCCAGCCATTTTCCAAAATGATTTCGGCAAAGCCAAGCGGATTGGATTGCGCCTCGGTCATGGCATAGCTCAATGTTTTTCGGGCGGGTTTTTTCATATAACCCACTTTTCCGTCCACGGAAATTTGAAACACGTCTCCGTGTTGTTTTTTCCACTCTTTTATTTGTTCATCTGTTATTTTTGACATGGTGTTTTGGTATTAAATTATGCCGCTTCTCGGCGTAAAAACATGATAGGCAAGGTCAAGTCCATAAATTTGTCACCTTGTTTGAGTTCGCGAGGATCCTCGGTGAATTGGCACCCTTTGAGGATGTATGTTTTGACCAATGGATCGCCTTTTTTTGCAAAAGAAACCACAATATCAAAATCGCCCAAATCGGTCAAATCTTCATGCGGTTGTAAACCATTCTGCAGGGCTTCCACTTCGCTTTGCAGCAATGTCAGCTCACCTTCGGGCGTCTTATTGCCACTTTGAATGGCGTGTGGATTTTCACCGCGTGCGTGCAGGTATTCCTTTTCCTTTTTGATCATAAACTTGACGCCGCGAATACGCGTCACCAATTTGCCTAGCATTACTAGCTGGACGTCCGCCCATTTAAATTCGGGATTTTTGCTGTCAAAAGTCATCGTTGCTATTTTAGTTGGTTAGTGTGGTTACAAAGCCTAGCTCAACAGTAATGTACTTGGCATAGCCAACTGGTAAGATATTGAGTGTGACTTTTATTTCGTTGGTTCCCAGCACGTCTTGCGATGGGTCAATGAGCGTCTGACTTGCCGATATTTCACCTGCTGCCGTCATTTGTGTGGTGATGGCTGCATCGATGAGGGCTTGCCAGTTCTTTATAAAAACAGGCGCAATAGTGCCATCTGCTTCCAGTGGAATTTCGTCCAGTATTTCGTTCACAAAGGTGGCGTAGGCAATACGACGCGCTTTGTAAATGACCCGCACCCGTGGGATGCTGTTTAAGTCATTTGCCGCGAGGTTACATGTGGGTGCGTCGGTAAAAAAGTAGCCTGCCCGCCCTACATAGGTACGCAGAAAAATATACCCTTTATCATGGATTGCATCCCAATCATTTTCACTTTCCTCAATGGCAGTGCCATCGGTAAGGTGGGCTGCCGTAATTGGCAATGCACCCGACTTGACACGCGCTGGGTTCCGTTGCACAGGATCCTTTGCCAAACGTCCTAAAAGAAGTCCTACAGCAGCATTTTTACTGGCATCTGAATTGGCAAGTGCCACAGATACAAAAGGCAAAGTCGCTGTGGTGTAGTCTTTGAGATCCGCCACCGTGCCGTTAAAGTCTTTACCGTCAATTATGACTGATGCCGACTTAAATTTGCTGGCATATTCCGTGATCAATGCTTGTGCAGCGACTGCTGCATTGTCCACATCTTCATCCACGCCATTGGCAATGGTAACGCCTGCTGCAGACTCTCGCGAAATACCTAAGAGCCGCACGCTGCCTTTGGCATCGTCCAGCAATTGTTTGGCATACGCCTCCGTTTTATCCGCCATTTCCGCCATAGTAACGTTGTTGGGAACGACCATGATCCAAAGCTCGGCACCTTCGCCCGCTTCGTCATAAAATTGCTTCACGTGTTTGTAGGCATACGCATTGATGCCTGTCTTGGTGATGCCGTTGGTTTCGGCGTCCTTTAAGCTGGTCACCTTAATTGAAATGCCTTCTTGAATTTTTCCTGTCACGCTAGCACCTGTCAACACCAGTGCGGCGATGCCATCGGCGGTTTGTGCCGATTGCCCTAAATTGTCACTATTGACATTGATGGTTACTTTTGGAAGTCCTGTTGCCATGGGTGTTTTTGTTTTTTAAATTAAAGCCATTTTGGTTTTAAGAGTCGAATTGCTATGCCGCCAAGAAACACTACCCCTACCAGTCCACCAATCCATATAAGTGGCTTTAAAATAGTAGGTATGTACTTCTCTTTGACGATATGCGTCTGTTCTTTTACTTTGGTTGTCGTGCGCAATTTGGTGATCGTTTTTTGTTGCTGTTTTATAATACTGATCAACGAATCTGTGACGCATTCCGCTAATAAAATACTGTCCACTTTCCGCACGGTCAATTTCGCATGGTTGGAACGGCGTACTATCGGCGTCGCTTTCAATTTGGAAATTGGAACTTTGATAAATACGGTGTCCGATGGACGGTGAATTACCAATGTGTCGATCGTTTTGGTCTCCACAAAAATCGAGTCCAAAATCGTTTTGGTTTCCGAGGTCGAGGGTTGCAGATTGCGGCGTGACTTGCACGAGTTGATCAACAGCACTACCGTGATCAATAGGATAAGATGTTTCATAATTAACAGGGGTTGCCATAACTGAAAATGTCATGGTGAGGATTAAAAATAAAAGGATTTGATTTTTCATGATTTCTGATTTTAATTCGTAATGTTTCGATATTCCAACAGGCGACTTTTTGGGTACGCCTTGATGCATACTTGGTTATTTTGATTACCGCCTAGCAAATAGATCCAGCCCTTATGTTCACGGATATAAAAGCCTACATGCCCTTTCCATGACTTGCGATCTTCGCGCCATAACACTGCCACATCGCCTTGCTTTGGGTTGGTTGTTTTGGTGCCTATATGCAAATAGCTGCGGGCATTTAACCGCGTGCTGTAGCATACACCCGCTTGTTTGGCTGTCCAGCCAACAAATGCGGCACACCACGCTGTTTCGTCTTTGAGTTTTGAGCCGTCATGACCCAACGCATCAAAGTATTTTAGCACCTCGGGATTGTCGGCTTTTCCGACAACCTCTTTGATGCCAATTTGCGACAATGCTATTTCAATGATCTTTTTATGCATAGTGCGATCTTTAACCCCTTGGGGTTGCAGCATGGCGCGCCATGCGCCTGCTGCCTAGTTTATACGGTAATGATTGTAATGGTCTTATCTTTTAACGTACGGCTGTGATCCAGCGCGAAACCACGCTGTAAAAACACGAAGCCGTCCGCCGTCTTATAGGCTTCTTTAATGGGTTGCCCGTTGCGTTCCGCCAGTGCTTTGAGGTCTTTCCGTTCCTGCGCATTCGCAGCAGCGGTTTTGTCCTCTGTGGCTTTGTCGGCAGCAGCTTTGTCGGCAGCAGCTTTGTCGGCAGCAGCTTTGTCAGCAGCAGCTTTGTCGGCTGCGGCTTTGTCGGCTGCGGCTTTGTCGGCAGCAGCTTTGTCAGCAGCAGCTTTGTCGGCTGCGGCTTTGTCGGCAGCAGCTTTGTCGGCTGCTGCTGCTGCTTGGCTTTGGTCAGCCGAGTTTGGGTGGTTTTGCGATGTTTTATTTTCAGACATAATAATATGTTTTAAATGATTGCACCTAAATATTTAGGACTTGTGGCACGAATGTTTCCTACCAGCGCACGCTGACCAAAGGATATAAGGTCAGCTTGGATGCGGGCTTGTTTTTCATTTATGTACATTTCCACGTCGCCAAAGCAACGGAATACCTCGTTAGATACCCACGCAAATGAGCCGCGGGTGTCCCCTGCAGCTTGTGCAGCTCCAAATGGCTTTTTAACGCCCGCCGATGTAAACAACGGAGCTTGGCTGTACATGTGGATCTTAAAGTCACCGTAGTTTTTGCTCTTTTCCGCCATCAGCTCTTTGTACAGCTTTTTGTCCTCTTTTTTGATCGCTGCCCAGTGTGCAGATGTCAATACCAAGTTCAATTGCTCGTTTTTATCTAAGTCCATATAAAATGCTCTTAAATCGGTGACGGCATCAATGACGCTGTCCGTTGCTCCCAACTTGATAAGTTTATTATGCGCATTGGTCGCGCTTGGTGTCCAGGCGAATGCAGCACGGGCGGCCAACGCTTTGTTGATGCCTGTACGGTGACGCCCAATGATTGACTGTCGCTTGTTGTAGGCAAGCTCCACTTCTTCAAGGTTACGATGACGCGTCACTTCGGACGAGTAGATATTAAGCGACACCTCGTGTGGGATGTCGTCAATGCCTGCGATCGGCAACTCTCCATTGGCATTGCCATCAAAAAAGTTTTCATGTACCGCTGGCTCGATCCCCGCCTCTTGCAAGTGCAGTGTGTTGTTGTCCACATACTCGGACTTGTCTTCACTAGCAAATACAAATGATGTATCTGGTAGCGGTTGTTCTTTTAGGTCTGATAACCATATTTCTTTTTGAAGTGCCATTTTTTATTGGTATTAATTAATTTGTTGGTTTGTTGTATCGCACGCCAGCTGCGTAGTCATTGACGAGCTTTTGATACGTTTCAGGTTGGGCTGCTTTTAACTGCTCAAGCTTTGCAGGATCATACTTTTGCAAATAGTCAAAAGACAGCTTAGCATCTGTTTGACCATCTTCTGCGCCCTCGAGTGTTTTCATAAAGCTACCCAGCTGCGCTGTGGCGGCGGGTTGGGCTGCTGCTACTGGCATTGACGCCAAAATAGCGGCTTTTGCATTGGCGTGATCCGCTGCAAAAAGTGCCTTGTACGTGTTTTCAAAATTGGTTTTGGCATCGTCCACCAGCTTCAAAGCTTCAACGGCTGTTTTAAGCAGCTGTTTGGCTTCAAGTTTGTTGGCGTCTTGTACTTTTTTTTGATGTGCGGACAAGTTTGTTTCCGCTGTTTCTTTAGCCGTTTTTAACGCGGTGATTGCGGTTAAAACTTCCGTTTCAGTGGCTTCTGCTTTGAGCGATAATGCGACTGCAAGTGTTTTAAATTGTGACATGTTATCGGTTTTTGTTTTGTGTGTTGATAGTTCTGCTAGCTGGGGGATATCGCCGCCTGTAGATAGATTAATGGCGTTGCCGTCTTCACTGTATAGCATCAACGCATTGTCGTTGGCTCCCTCATCCACGATTGATATTTCGCGCAAAATGCATTTGGTAACGGTCGGTCGTGTTTGACCCGCCAATAGATACTTTGGATCGCTGCTGGTTTCCACAACTTGAATGCCTATGGATGCCATTCGGATGAAGCCACGCTCGACTTTTCCTGCGATGGTTTTTGCAAATTTTTCTTCGGTGTCAATTATTGAGAT